ATTGCTGACCAGCAGCCAATTGTCTTCTTTGTTGTGCTTCTTGTGATGCTTGTGCTGCTTTTAAAGCTGAATCAAAAGCTCTTTGTTGTGCTAAACCTACCTGGCCTGCAATACCCCTATCTAATTCTGCTTCTTGTATTGCTGCTCTTGAACCTCCAAAAGCACCCCTTCTTGTAGCCTCACCACGTAATCTGTTTCTTGATATATCACCTTGTCTTTGAATTTCATCAATAACAAATTTATTATATTGATTCATGAAAGGATCTACTTGTGTCGTAGGATCAAAAGCTTGTTGTGCACCTGCTAATGTTTGTCCAGCTAAAACTCCAGTGCCTGTAGCTGCCGCTGCAGCATCAAGACCTGCTGTTAAAGTAGGTTGAAAAGCACCTATGCCTTGTCTAATATTGCCAAAAGCATCTAATTGATCTTGAGAAAATCTTGCAATTTGTTGACCTGGTACGGGCTGTGATACACCTGATAAACCAAACTTTCTTAAATTAAAATCTGCTTCCGACTCACCAGCTTGTTGTACTGCATCGGGATCACCAAAGACTGATTTTAATAATTGTTCAGATCTTTTTTCTATAAACTCGGGTTGTCTTACTCTGGTTTCTTCTATTGCCATTACACTACCTTTTTACCAAACGGTTCTAATTCTCTTTGTTGATTATAAAAAAACTCAGCACCTTTTTTTCTTGCTTCATCTTTTGTCTTAGCACCACCATGTTTTACACCAGCACCTAATACGCTTATAGCTTTAGTCACAAATTCACCATCACTTAACATAGCAGGAATATCGTCAGATGTCATCGTTCCTGGACCTGCAATCTCACCATTTTTTCTTTTAAATGCTTCTATACCACCATAGTCATCTACAGTTCCACCTTTATCTAATGACATAATACCTCCTTCAGCCACAAACACTGGGGTAGGGTCTGGATATTGAATATCAGCAACGTCTAAATCTTTAAAAGCATCAGCAACTGGCTCATCTTGAGTTGTATCATCTTCTTCATCACGTGGATTTAAAATTTCATTGATTGCAAGCGATGTGAGTAGAGTTTTTCCTCCTGGTATTTTACCAAAAAGATCAACAATTCCACGTGATCTAGTGGATCTAGCTAAATCTCCTGCCGCCACAGTGGGATCCATACCCGTTGGTAGTCTTCCCATAAAAAGATTTCTTGCGCCTTCTTTAAAACCTACGCCACCTTTTCCTAAAACACCTTTTGCCCCAAACAGTTGACCTGTTTGTGCGTAATTACCTGCAAGGCCACCAATACCACCAAGAGCTGCTGCTCTGAGCGCTCCTTCTTTACCGCCGTATTGTCCTAGTAAAGCTCCAATACCTATTCCTGCAGGTGCTCCAAAGGCAAATCCAGCGATAGGGGCAGCTATCGGGGCTATATTTTTTGCAACTTTTCTTACGCTTCTAAAAAATTTTTTAAACATGTACTCCTAGCAATTCATGACTTGTTTTATGGCAAGGAGGCTGGCCTTGAGAATTAGCCTATTTAATCGTATGATTATAGGCAAATTTCTAGTATCATGCAACATAAATGAGCTTTGATATTACAAAGGTGCCTATGGTCCGTGTGACGTGGTTAGACGCCCGTGATATGGAAACAGGCTGGCTGCCTATAAAAGACATACTTAATGCTCCGTTAGCCGTGTGTCAAGAAGTAGGCTGGATGGTTATTAATAATAAAGAAAAAATAGTCGTCATGCGTTCATGGTGCACAGATAAAGATGATAATCATGGTGGCGGATCAATTGCAATACCACGTGGTTGGGTAACAAAGATAGAGTATTTGCAGGTCGCTTATTCAGAGACAACGTAGTTGTCAAGAAAACAATTTTAAAAAGTTCTGTTGATTTTATACAAAACATGTTTAAATTACTTTCTCACCAAAATTAACAATCAACAGGAGATCATATGACAGAACAAGAATATTTAAGCGCTATAGCCAACCTTGCTGATAAGGTGAGTAGATATCACGAAAGACTTATGGCAGCGGAAAGAGATTTAGAAAGACATATTAACAGTGCAGATCAACATCGTTGTGAGGACTGTGATTGTGAAAACCGCTAAAGTTCTCCGCCGTCACCAAACACTTCAGGCATTTTAACGACTCTGATGGTAACGTCTTTGGCTTTTGTTTCAGACCAAAGTTTACCACAGTCGTTACATATGCCAGTAGCTTTTTCTTCATCATCAACTTCATTTCCACAATTATTACAATAAATTTTTACGTAAACTTCTGGCTTTAATATTGGTATTTCTTTATCACCAACTTTTTCTGTGCCGATTTGTTCAGCGTCTTGTACTTTTTTACCTATGTTTTCCTCAGACATTACGTAATCTCCATTAAACTTACTAATATTTTTACACCATTTCCAAGTATTTTAACAGCATCTTGTTGCTCTAAAACCACAGGGTGTGTAAGAACCTCTGATTCTGCACCATCTGCTAAACTGTCTTTGTACAATTCTATTTCTAATGGTGAGCTTGCGTCATAATCCAATATAGCCACGGTAGTTGTTACAGCACCACCTGTTTGATTAGACAATCTAATGCTTTTTACAATAGCTGTCGTAGGTAAAACTGGCGGAACAGCACCAGAATCAGCTGTAGGAACGGTATAAACCGCTGTGTTAGACCCTGTTGCTGTCTTAGAAAAACTTTTAAAACTATCCGCCAAGAAAAAAACTCCTTGCTGTAGATTCGTCTTTTATATCTTGTTGAAATCCAAAATTTAATTGTTGTGTTATCTGCTCTAACACACGAATAAGTGCATCAAATTGTGATGGCTCATATTCTGGTGTTGAATCAGGTAATCTAGTTGTTGCAATCTTAGCCATTATCTACCTCCATCTGGTTTTACATCTAATCTTAACGTACCATAACGCCAATTAGCACCCACATCAGTGCTTCTAATATCGACATTTGCTTGTCTACCTCTACCACGCAAATCAAACTTTGTCGTGTTTGTATTTACAATTCTTGATATCTCGTTTGCTGTGCTAGACGGAAAAGACTTAAAACCTAACTTTATTGTGGCATCTCCAACCTGGTCTTTAAAATCTGGTATGCCTCTGCTTACAGAAAGCATTTGTTGACCGTCTTGTATGTCAAAATCACCAGATGTTATGAAAGCTGTCATAGCTGTACCGTCATCATCAAAACCTACTTCATGTTCATAAAAAGTCGATGCACCCGCTGTCAAACCTTTTACGGTTGGTGTTGTAGCAGTATCATTAGGAAAATATTTTGTTGCGTAAGGTTGTTGATACACACCATAGTCAGACCAAGAAGTTCTAGCTAAATTAGATGTATGCCATGATTTCTCTAAATAGTTATACGTAACTGCTCTATCTATCTGTGTAGAGGCTGCAGAAGGGTAAAACCATGTAATCTCGTTAAATTCAGAGTTTATACCTGCATATGTTTCAGGATAATTAGCAATACTGAAATCTTCAAATACATAATCTTGTACACTACAAGGTAATTTTTTTACTGTACCATCATACAAATAAAATGAATTTTGTGACATCCAATAAGCTACACCATTTATATCCACGGCTGAGTGCACACCAACAGCACCACAATTGGCGCCAAGCTCTACTAATGAAAATGTGAAGGGAGCGCCTACAAACTGCAAAGCATGTAAAGAATTGTCTGTCCACACCAATACGGCGTTTCTAGATCTAACTGCAGCTACTATTTTAGAGCCATCCTGTATTCTAAAAGAACCAGAAGTATTAGTTGCTGTTGGTGTCCATGTTGTAAAATCCTCTTGTGATGAGAAACGTAAAAATAAATCATCTCTTGTATTGGCATCTCCTATTGTGGTCTCTGTGCCAAATAAAAACACATGTCTGTCAGGCATTGATACGAGATTAAATCTAGAAGTCGTAGGTGCTTGTGATATTACAGTTGCCCTCGTGTTTAATCCTGCAGATGTATCCCATCTAAAAGTGCCACCCTTATGAACTGTAGCTATTAAATCTTCACCAAAGTTATCAAAACTCCAGTTTCTACCATCTAGCGTCACTGTAGATGTTGATCTAGGTGTATTCCAAGTACCATTATTCCATGTACCAACACCCCATCCATAACCATAAACCGACGCATCAGTTCCAATACTAATTTGATAATTTATGTTACCAGTACCGCCACCTCCAGCAGTAGATCCAGAAGCGTTACTAGTCTGTGTTACGACATAACTATTAGAATTTGTAATGGATGTAATCTCAAACTCTGAATTCATATCAAGTCCATCGATTGCAGAAAAAGAATCAAAAACTACAAAATCACCGACAGCAGCATTATGTCCTGTATCAGTTACAGTAACGTTGACAGTGCCGTTTGTTGTAAACGGATTGGATATGCTGCTTGTTGTTTTTCTTATTGGAGTTACGTCGCCAATTGTACCTTCTGTGTATATGTAAAATTTCCTATCTGTTCCGAGAGCCGTGTACCTTACGCCACTTAAATCAGTCCATGCATGAATATCTCTTGCAACCCCTATAAGCGTGTCGTCGACAAGTTTCTGCCAACCACCTACTTTTTGCGGTAAACCATAATGAAATCTTACATTATCAGAATCAATCCAACGACCTTCTGCACCGTATTCAGTGTTCTGTTTATCTATACCTGGTCTAAATTGTAATTTATTTAACGGCATTATATTCTCAAAAATCTAAATGCAACTGTACCATCGCCACCTGAACCACCAGGAGCGCCTTGCTCAGTGCCTCCGCCTCCACCGCCTCCACCTTGGGAGCCAGCTTTACCAAACTGTCCAGACTCAG